GCCTTTTACATTACCTGTTGTTGCATTACTAGTGCTTGTTATATAAAAATAATTTATAGGATTAGTTAAAGGATCAGATGTTGTTGCTCCTGTAACATTTCCGGCTGAATCTATTTGACCTAAAGCAATTGTAAAACCATTTGCATTATTTAAATCACTTACATTATCAAATGTTGGAATGTTTGCGAATGATTGTAAATTTGTTGCATCGGACCCACCTGTTCCTGCAGACGTTACTTGTGGTGCTCCTCTAAATCTTACAACGTCTCCAGCTTTTCTTTGATGATCTTCTGAATAAACATTTACATAAGTTGTGCCACCAGAAATAATACTTGTGAAAGGATTCGGATCTAATAAAATTAAACTTGCAACAGATGCAGGTTGTGGTCTTGGATTAAATAAAGCTTGTGGATCACTTCCTACTGGTGATGGTTGAAGCTGTGGTTGTTTTGCTTCAAACTCTGAATAGTGAACTAAAGAACCATTCCATTCTCTAACCATTTCTGAATAAGGAAATCTTAATCCTGATCTATCAGAAATTGCGTAAGCGTGTTTACCTGATGCATATCCTCCGCCAGCCATTATACTCCATCTCCATAAAATGTTTGTGGTGAAATGAAAGTAGAGGTTCCTTGATTGTCTGCATCAAGTGCTCTTAACAATTCACTTTCATATCTTCTTTCTAATTCCTGACTTCTGTCTGGTGAATATTTTAAACTTAAATAATAAGCTAGTCCAGACATCATACAAGGATAGAATCTATTTACGACATCAGAAGTATTATTGTATGCTCCAACGTCTTGAATTTTAGATAAATAATAAAAACAAAATTGAAAACTACTTGGTGTAGTTGTACTCGATACACTAGAACTTGGTGTAGCATATAAAAATATACTTGGATTTAATCTTCTAGCTACGTAATATTGTGAAGGTGTACCTTTAGTTAGTTTATTTGGTGTTTGTGAATATTGTGATCTACTAATTTGAGTTAATGCAATATCTTGCGGATCTGTTGTAGTAGAATTATTTCTATAAAAAGCTTCTAAAACAGAACTAATGTCTTCTGGAAAATTTTCTGAATCAGATGCGTAACTATATTCTGCTTGTCCTTCAACTAAAGGAACTTTAGCTAATTTTACTTTCCATAAATGAACACCTCTATTACCCCATTCTTGAAACATTATATTTAAAGAACGTCTTGCAGATCTTAATTGATAACCTGTTCTAGTTCCTCTTACACCTGTTCTCTCAAATGCTTCTTCTATAATGTCGTCTATTTGTGGATTAAATTCTGTAGTTTCTGAAGTAGGTGAAATAGTTTGTGCAGTATTACCCATACCGCTGTGAGCAGTACAATAATAAAATAATAGTGGAGCGCCTGTAGTTCTAACAGGTGCAACATTAAAAGTTACACTTGCTCCTGCATTACCAGGAACTCCGGCTGTAGTTATGCCTGTAGTATAAGCAACACCGGCCGGTGTTGCGTGTGTTCCATTTGCAGTAGTTGAAAAAGCTAGTTGATGAGTTAAATTTGAACTATCAGATTGATCAAAGATATAAGTATTGCCTTCTTGTAAGTACAAGACAACATTAGCCTCTCCGTTAATATAAAATTTATTACCGGTACCGTATTGATTAGTTCCCGTTGCTACGGTTACTGTGTAAGTTATTGTAGCCACAATTTAATCCTACGTAAATGTTATAGTAACACCAGGTGTTGCAGTTAAATCTAAATAGATTCCATCGTCAAATAAAATTCCAGAACCTGGAACATAAAAGTCTATTCCTTCAGTTCCAAATTTAAATGTAGCGATTGTAGTTCCAGCTGCTCCACCAGATTTAAATACAATAGAAGAACTTCCAGCACCCTCTGCTTGGATACCTGTTATTCTAGCTCTTTGTCCTAAAGGAACCATTTGTGCGTCTGCTGTAGCGTGTGCTACCTGTTGGTCACTTGAATATGATGCCATTTGTTTCTCCTTAAAATTATTGTGTGGGCCGAAGCCCACACTTAATTAATTATTATAAATCTACTGCGTCTTGAATAGAATTATTTTGTAAGTACATAACAGTAACTGTAGCTGCACCAGTTGTACCGTCACCATTAGTACCTGTAAAATCAGCAAGAACTTGTATATCAGTTGCACCAACATTAGTTGCTTCTGTATCTAAAGTACCGTGAGTAGTTGCTAAAGCTTTAACATTAGCTGTAGCTATAAATGCATCAGCATCCGCTACTGTTCCTACTGAAACAGTTGCTGCAGCACCATCATTATTAACAGTAGTAACGTTTAAAATTACATCTACTATTTGTGAATTTGCTGGAACTACTGCACATACTTGATTTAAATGTGAAGCACCAATGATATCAATCTTTACTGATTGAGCCATTAAAACTTGTCCAACATTAGCAATGTTAGTTCCAAGTGTTGTACCTGTTGTGTTTGAAATCGTTCCCGCTCTTACCGGTCCCGAAAATGTAGTATTTGCCATATTAATATCCTCCTAGATATCTGAATACTGTCCCTAGGGTTGTCGACTATACGCGTCAGCATTCATCGTTTATTAAATGTATAGTAACTAAAATATATATGATTTTTTTATAGAGTGCAAGGGATCCCTAGGTATTTATGCATTTCAGCGATGTAGCTTTTGATTAAGTAGCTACAGAAACTTGTGGAGCTGTTCCTTCGACAGTATTCTGTCTATGGGCAATTGCTGCTTCTTCTAGCTTGATCTTTGTAATGACTTCTCTAACTTTGTCATCAATTCTGACCATTTCAAGAGTGTACCTACCATTATCTAGGTGCTCCTGTTCCCACTTCAACTCCAAGGACCTTTTTGCTTTGTATAGGTCTTGTATCATCAATAACCTCCTCATAAGTTATTCGATTTAACGGAGAAAACATTCCCGTTGTTTCCCAGATAATATCATTTTTCCCTAGTTTGTCAACTATTGACTGTTCTAACGAAATTGGATTATCTTCTGCTTCTACTTGGAATTTTGCGTGGCGATCGTACGCCCATATATTTACTAGGAATTTAGTCATTTTCTCACCCTATTTTAAAAAAGGGGCCGAATTGTGTCGGCCCCTTAAATTTATTGATTACGTTGCGTCTGATCCAAATACGCCTCTTGGATCTGAAAATCCAAATACGTATCTTTCTCTAGCTTTGTATCTAACATTGCCTGTATCAAAGTCACCTTCCATAGAAGTTTTGATAGGTGATCTATTGAAATGCTTAAGACCATTAGGCACATCAGTTTTAATAAAGAACTTCTTCGCAGCAGTTAAGTAGTTATTTACTACATATCCACCAGAGATCATTCCCATATTTCTGATTGCGTTAATGTCATTATCAGCAGTGCCTGTTCTACCAGCAGAATTCATAAGTCTGTCAGCAGTAAATTGAAGAGCTGAAGGAATTACTAATTTAACTCCTTGCGCCGCAATTTTTAGGCCTCTTTCATCAGTGAAAGCCGCGATGTCAATCAACGACTGTTCTAATGAAGTTTCATTAAGTTCAGCAGGTGTTGCCAACTCATTTGAAAACTGACCTGCTAATGTAGGGTGGTCAGTAGCACAAAGTGCTTTAGTGTCCCCTCCAGCAAAGTTTGCATCAAATGCATTGTTAAGTACCGCTGCACCTTTGATATTTTTAGTAGACGCCATAGATCTTGCTAAAGCTTTTGTATATCTAGACGCAAGTCTGTCATACAAGTTATCTTCAATAGCTTCTTCTGTGATAGCGAATGCTAAAGCAATCGTTTCGTTAGTGTAACGAGCTGTGAAAGTTTCTTGCGCTTGGTCAAACTGAACGCCTTGGCCTTCAGGTTTAACTGCTGCGTTTGCGAAACCAGCTAACATTACTTCCTCTTCGAAAGCTCTGTCTGATGATTCAGTGTCAAAAATTTCTGACCACTGCTCGCCGTATTGTTTATATTCAAGTCCAAATAGTGCATTTAGACCTGGCTCTAGTTCTTTAACTAGTTGTGCTCTTGATATTGCCATAGTTAATTGCTCCTATTAGTTAGAAATAGACGCCGCTGGAGAAACTTGAACTATTACGTTCGAGTCAATCGCAGTATTGTCATTGTTTGCCGGATCGTTTGCCGTTCTAACAATTCTAAACATTGATGTAGCTGCTGTTCCAGTAATATCTAATTTTACTGTAGACTGTCCCTGGTATTGAGTTCCAGTTGTAGCTCCATCATTTGGATTGAATGTTGAAAGAAGGTTTGCTTGTGTTACCGCTGCATCCGCTTTGCAAGTATATTCTTGCATAGGGTTGTCGTTAACAAAACCGATTCCGTCGCTTGAACCAGTATTGTAGTCCGTTCCGAACGTAGTACTAGCTAAAACGTGGTTTGCGAAAGTAGGTTTGCTTGTAGAACTATTTATATAAAAAGCTCCATTGAACACGCCTATAATTGGTTGGATGTTAGATGTTCCAGTTGACCAACCTGCTCCACCAGTAATACCGTCGTCCATAGTGCCCGCTGTAGTATCTTGTAGATACCCATCGTCACCTGCAGTATGCTGATGTGAAACAGGATTGTTTTGAAAAATCCCAACACCTAAACCTGATTTGATTTTGTATTCAGCTTGACCGCCTGTAGCAGGAGTTGATCCTACTGTAGGGGCTTGTCTAAATCCAAAACCTTCTGTTTGGTTTGCTGCCATTGTTGTTTCCTTTATTATGTACTGACTCAAATGAGTCAATACGGATTAATTTATTTTGTTGGTTTAGAAATTGTTAAAAGACTATTTCTTTGTACCACCAAAAGTTACACGAGTATTCGATTCATTACTGAATTTCATACTTGGGTGCTGTTCCTTCATAAGATTGTTCTCTACTGCTTCTTCTTTAGCCTCGTTTTGCTTTTTATAATAAGCATCGATTTGAAGCGCAATCTCCTCTGGTATCCTAGCCAGCAATAGGCCGCCCACTCCAATAACTCCAGCGTATCTGCCTTCAGTCATCTCTGGATATTGTGAGTCTGGATATTGATCGGCTCTCACCAATTCCCATCCTTCTCTCAAAGACGATGCTATATTTTTAGCATCTGATGCGCCGAGTATTTCGGCACGTATCCATTGATGTCTATATCCAGTTGGCGCTGGTGGTGCATCAAGTGAGTTGGGTGGAGTCCAAACTTTTACAGATTCAATTTTGTCTCTAGTTTGACTCGCACGAGAAGTTTTTATTTTATCATTTTCCATTTTATGCTCCTTCCGTGATTTTTAATTGTTTTGCATAATCTTCTAGCGGCACACCTAATCTTTTAGCAATTGCTACCTGCGAAGGCGTGAGTTTTACAGTTTTTCTGCGTCCGGTTGAGGCTGAACGTTTAGCCGAAGCTACATTTTGAGTAGGTCTTACTCTTTCTGTAGTAGTGTCTTCTACCTTATCAAATTTATGCGGAAATTCAAGTCTTATTCTTTTATCAACTTCTGCATAATATTCGTCAGATTTAGGATCATAGCCTTCTTGCTCTACAAGTGTTTTATGTAGGTCAAAAGCCGTGTAAGTCATTGCTGAATCATTACCAAACCAAGTGTTTTTAGCTGCCCATTCTTCTGCTTTAGGATCAGTAGCTGCTGCTTGAGTTGGTCTTTGAGGTGCAATATTAACATCTTTAACCGGTTCTGGTTTAGACGCTTCAGCAACTTTCATTGCATTTAGTCTTGCCCCATCCATTGTTAAATTTGCAATCTGTTCCTGCGCTGCAATTTGAGCTTCAACATTTTGAGATTCAATAGCATTTTTTAAAGCTAACTTGGCTGCTGCCATATTAGTTTTTACTCTTGATTCAAACTCTGAAGTGTAAGATTTATCTAGTTTAGATAGTCTTCCTTCTAGTTCACTTTTTTGTTGATTGGTTGCTTCTGCAAAGGCAATAGCTTCTTCTCTTTGCCTTTCAGCTTCACGCATTTTACGAGTTAATTTAGCAATACGTTTTTGAACGCCTTCACTATATTCTTTTAACTCATCAGGTTCTGCTTTTTTTTCTAGTTTAGTTTCTCTTTCGTTTTCAAAAGATTTATCTTCAGCAGGTACTTGTTCTACTTCTATCTCTTCTTCTTTTACTATCTCTGCTTTTTCTGGCTCACCTTTATCGTCTAAATTAATTTCAGCACCGACTGTTTCGCCGACGTCAATTAATTCTTCTGAAGGTTTCTTATTTTCGTTCTCTGTTGGCATAGTTTCCTTCCTATGTTGTTAAATGTAATGAAGAACTGATTCAGGATCACCTATGGTCCCTAACACTTCATCATCGTTTAGTATTCGCACTTCTCCACCTTCAATCGGTAAACGTGAACCAGCATATCTGGCAAACATTACCCAATCTCCTACTTTGCACCACGGCTTACCAAATTTTTCTTTGTCAGCGTATGCAAGATCTCCCATTTTTAAAACATAACCACAAGTAGTTGCGATTCTAGCTTTATCTAATTGTTCTTGAGAGAATAAAATTCCACCTTTAGTTTTTTCTTTTGGTGTAAAAGGTAAAACTAAAATTCTGTATCCAACCGGTTCTGGTAACTGGTCTTCTACATCTTTAATATTTTTTTCGTCTAATCTTATTGCGTGAGGCTCTTCTTTTTTTTCAGCTTCGTATTTATCTTGAAGACCTAATTTAATTTTTGGTACTTCCTTGTCCGATGTCGATAACGTTTCCTTGCTCATTTTTTTGCTCCTTTGGTTCTAGCAGGTTAGAGATTTCCTGTAATGTTAATTGGTAAGCGTGTGCTTGTCCTAGCATATACTTATATTTTTCCATACTGTCAACCCCACCAGTAATCATACTGTCTCCAATTTGTTGTAGAGTTGCATTAAGTGTTTTCTTAAGTTTATCTATTAGTATTAAATCGTCCATTATAATTTAAACTCCTGTAATGTTTTTAATTTTTCTTCAGCACTAGCAATCTTTTCAATTAACTTATCCACTTCATCAATATGTTGTGGATGTTCTCCAATACCCACACTGTGTTCTAGATAAATTTTAAGAGTTGCATCTGCTTCAGAAATTTGTGCATTATATCTATCTTCTAATGCTTCAAGTATTATTTGTCTCATCTCTTTTTCCTTTTCTTTTTTAAAAGTTTAACTCTTGTATGCCAGCACCACTCTGTCATTTTAATAACACCAGTTTCTACAAAAGAAACCGCATCATCAAGTTTAGCAAAACAGTTATAAATAAATCGATCTAGCACTTCCACCTTTTTCTAGCCTGACGTAGTCTAGAATTAGGATCTCTTGCTGCTTTAGGAAATTTTTTCATTTGACCTGCACTTCTTGCGCAGTATGATTTTCGCCTGTTAGCGGCAGCGGACCCTTTTTTAACTTTACCAGTCACAGCTGTTTTTAATTTAGAACCGGGATTTTTTCTTCTGTAGGCAGCGACACCGGCTCGTGTCATACCTGCTCCAGACTTTGTAGGTCTAAAGTTCTTTTTGTTTCTTGCAGGCATATTGTCTTGTTTTCGCATTACAACATTCCTTTATAATATTTTTTTAAACTTGGATTTGAAACTTGTACTCCACCTAAACTACCATCTATGTAGCTACCTCTATAAGTTCTTTGTGCTTGCCCTATCATACCACCATCTTTAGCAAATGTTTTAACGTTAGTTGGTTTAGGTCCTTTGTTACTTACTGCTCTTTTTCGTCTGACAGCACTCGCCTTTTGCCCACTTGTCATTCGTGTGGCTTTTGCAAGTGGGACGCATTTTGGATATTTCCTTTTGCTTCCCTTCGATCTCCCGCACGGTTGATACTTGCCGTTCTTCTTCGGAGCTCCAATGTCCACCCATTTCTCGTCCAACCATTTTTTTAATCCACTCATTAAACCATTTTTGTTTTTTTACGTCTATTAGACATAACCTTACCACATCCTCTTGCAATAAAACCGCCATCAGCTTTTTTAGTTCTACCTACTTTGCCTTTGCAATATTTGGATGCCCAAATATTTGCATACGCACTAGGATAAACATCAAACTTTTTTTTCGCGGCAGCTTTACCTGCAGGACATAGTTTAGCCATTATCTAACTTTGCCACCTTTTTTAGCAACTATTCTTTTTGGATTATATCCAAATTTTTTTGCTAACTCGGGTTTCTTTTTAGCTAATTTAACTAAACCAGGATTCTTCTTTTTACTTATTGGCTTTACCATAAAGTTTTCCTATTTATTTATTTTGCCAGACTTTTTAGCTTTAGAACCAAACTTACCATAAGACTCATCTCTTGAATCTTTTAATTGTTTTTTAGTTCTTTTCTTTTTTATTCTCATTGCGATAGATTCATCTTTTCTATCTTTGTAACCCTG